TCATCTGGTTCAATGTATTCTCCTGTTTTCACCCAATGGTGATGTATGTCTAGCACCAAAGCGAGATCGTCTGCAAGTTCGAGGCTTGCATCGAGTCCCCATGATACCTCGTCATTCTCGATCGTGATTGTATTCCGTGCTTCTGGGGATAGTCTTGGCAGCACGTCTTTGATGCCTTGCGGACCTTTTCGACCCGATATGTGGACGTTGTTCTTGAAGTCTTGGAACTTCTTGCCGAAGCCCATCCACCGTATGAGAGTGGCGTGATATTCAAATTCTTCTATGCTCCTTTCGACGATTTCTGGATTGTCACTTGCAAGTACTGTGAATTGACCGGGGTGCATCGAGAGTCTAACATCCAAGCGTCTGGCTGCTTCACCGACCATTGCGTAGTGCTTTTCTCCGTACGCCACCACGTCAGGAAGAGACCAAAAATAGCGCCAGCTAGGCTCGGTAGCACAAGGAAGCTGATTGCTACCCAGTCGGACCATACGAAGTTCTGGAGGAAGGCTTCCCACATACTCTACTAACCTTTTTGCTGCTGCTGCATTATGCACCATGATATCCCATAGTCGTTGTTCTGCAACATCCTTTGTTTGTCTATTTAGCCATGCAACTGTAGTGCATTTTTCTGTAAGCGGACGTTGTAGTTCTTCTAGCACCTTAGGCTTTTGATTCTGATTGTAATGCAGATACTTGCAAGCAAAGCCTATACGCTTTTGCTGAGATTTCAAGAAGTCACCTGCGTTTGTAAATATTAAGTCTTGCATAGTTTCATACTACTTTCTATATGTGTGTTTGTCAACCCCAATGTTTTTTAACCCAACTATCATTTGCATCTGCAGGATTGGGATCTCCGTGGAACACTGCAATGCTTGTGTGTCTGTTAATACGTGGTGGAGCATCTATTACAAAATTACGTTTTCTTGTGTGAGTATCTATTTTCAAATCTCGCCTATCACGCATTTCCCATTTGTAACTCATTATCCATTCATCAGGCCAAAATTTATGATCTTTGATATTTGCAAACATCCAATCTTGGTCTCCTCTATGCCTACCCATTTCTCCTCCAGTGTTGTTGTAAAACCGTCTCCATTTGTCATCATACTTACCTATTGGTATTCTAAAAACACTGCTGTTCATTCTATCCCAACGTTGTCTAATACTCCTGTTAAAATCTCGACAAATTACAAATTCACCAGTTTCATACTCAAATAGTTTATCAATATTTTTAAAAATAATAACATCTAGGTCTACAAATAATAGTGTACCTCTAATAGGCAAATCTCCTCCTAAAAACATCGGTTTATACCACCACCCCTGGGCTTGAAGTTTTGGTAAGCCAAATGTTTGTATATTAGGATCTAATCCTGATTTATTTTCAGTGAAACAAACAAACTCGTGATCAATTGTGCAAAATTTTTGTGTTTGTTTATAGAGCTTATTGACATACTCTGCTGAGTATTTGTCTCCCCATTTTAAGCAAGCAATGTAATTTTTTTTCGTGCTATCTTTAATTAACTTTGCTTGCTTTTCTTTTGCTTTTCGTGCTTTACGTTCTGCTTTAGTTTCACCTGGAATTATATTTTTAGGCATCGTGTTTATATATTGCGCTGTTTGCTCCGTGTTCTGCACACTCTACTTCAACGCAACTACAACGTCCGTTTGTCATTTCTTGCACAAGTTCATTTGCTTGTTTCCACGCATGATATGCAAACTTTTCTACACCTACACCATCAAGTACTGTAAGTTCAGCAAGACCTTTTTCTTGTAAATCTTCAAATGTTGCCATTTCAGGATCTTCTTTGTCTAATACAACCTTGTGATCAAATGTATCTTCGAGCCAGGCTTTTAGTGGTTTTAGTCCACCAAAATCAACTACCCAGTTCTTTTCATCTAATTCGCTTGCTGCAAATGTAAATTTAAATTGCAGACTATATCCGTGTAAAAATCTGCAATGGCTATGTGCTTTAGGTTGTCTAAAGCAGGCGCTTAGTCCGATGTTGTGCCCATATGTTTTTGTGCTATAGTAACTCATATTATACTCCTTGGCTACTGGAGTGTGCGGAATGTTTATAGTGGGTCGAACACCTAGTCCACTGTATTATTAATATACTACTTATCTTGGAAGTTGTCAACAGTTAGTTCTTCTCGAATTGCTCGTAGTTCTTCGGCTACTTCAATTACACCTTGTTGTGTTCCTGTGAGTGTTTTTACCAACAGGCGTATACTGGTCATAGTCCACCACCACCAAATAACTGCGGTAAAGAAATACAATCCGCAAGCAATAAAAAACAGTGTTTGTGCGCTACAAAAATTTAGTAGCCAAGCAACCATTAACAGGCCAGTAAAAAAAATAGGTGCTAGTATGGCAGCTCTGTTCCACAACAACACCTGTCGTTCAAGTTTCTCTAATGTCATATTATATTTATTTTACACATTTTAGAATAATAGTATCAGAATTTAGACGTCCGTTTAGTTTAATATCTGTTGTTTTAATATCATCCATAAACTTGCGAAGTGCAACCTTACCTGCTTTCTTAAACTCTTTGAGTGTATCAGCAGGTTTGCGTAGTGTTTTTTGTACACTGGCTTTTTCATCATAAAATTGTAGCCCGGCGCCTTTTACTTGTAGTGTAGCGTGATCTGCTGCAACATATTTTCCAAGTTTACGAGTTTTTGTATTGTACACCCAAACTTCTTTAGCATCTATAATTTCAAGTGGATTAACACTAACAAGTTGTAGTTTATCATCACGTTCAAGATATTTTAGTTTTGCAATCAGTTTCTCTTTACTTGGTGCTTTCTTTGCACGAGGCTTACGACTTGCTTTTGCAGCGTCTATAACAACATCACAAGCACCGTGCAGTGTCTCTAATGCTGTGAGATAATTCTTAGCATCTTGTTTTGTAAGATGCCCGTATGCTTCTCTAAGTTGTAACATCATATCTGCTTCACGTTCATCTTTACAACGATTAATTTCACCTGGTGTTGGTAACTTTTGTATTAATCTTGCTTCTTCAAGTTCTCCTGAGTACAAGCCTTTAATTTTTCTTGCGTGAGCCTGACTTACTTTATATTTTGCAAAATGACTTGTAAAATCAAATCCTTTAGGATCAAAATCTTTCTTGTTTGTAATAAATCCATCTAGCCATTCTTCAATAGCATCACAGGCTTCGATTGCTTGATCACGAATACGTTCTTGAATGCTAGGAACATATATATTCTTTTTTGATTTTTCTTCTGCTTTCTTTTCTTCTACAACTTTAGCACCTTCTTCTGCCAAGCCCATTACCCATTTATCAAATTTACCTACATAACAATCTGGAATCAAATGCGGGTGATGTTCTTCACAATAAGCAGCAAGTGCATAATGGCTCTTCCCACCAACCTTCCAGTCTGGTAGCTTGTTAATTGCAGCAACAACTTTCTTGTCGTATTTCTTTTTAATATATGTTTTGCAGACATTCAACCAATCCTTTGATTCAATTTCATAGTGAACAAAGTAATGAGCACCTAGCCAGGTTTTGGTCGGCATAAGTTCCCAAGGACTGCCTCGACGTTTAGCTCGTGCTGATTTCTTTTTAACCTTGGTTGCTCTTGCCATACTTTACTCCTTTATTTTAACTATATATGATGGAAGTGTAAAAGTCAAGTTAATTTGGGCTTTTTTCGAACCGTTCCGCTTTTTGTAAAGTACGCTTGTCGCAAACTTTTCAGTCCACCTTCTACACGACTTGGATACTTTCCTAAAAAAGTGCCTGCTTCCAAATCGCCTTTGGTGATGTATTCTTTGTGGAAGTGTTCAATATCATCCCAACAGGCCAACATTGTTTTGCCCATGTCGTCAAAGAAGCCATCTGAGAAGATAGCATCATCTTCTTCGTAGTATGCGTATGATGCCATGAGATACCATGGCACCATCATGTTTATGTTTTTAGCAAATAGTTTTGCTGCGTGATCATCAAGCATTTTTTAATTCATCCAAGTTTACTGGTTTGTAATCAGTTTGCTCAACACATACACATTTGTATGGACCTTCGGGTGAAGGATTGCTGTGTATGTGTCCATGCACGTTAAGAACTTTGCCGTCACCAAATCTATGTGACTCGTCTAATGTACTTGGATGTAAAGGAGTATGACTAAGGATCAAACCGTTCATATCCTTCCATAACATTATTTGCTTAAAAAACATTCCCATAAACTTTGGGTTGTCGTGATTACCAAGTATAAGATACTTCTTGCCAGGCAACTTCTTGAAGTTCTCTAACATCCAGTCTAACTTGTTTTCACCAAACAACACATCACCCAAGTGATAGATAGTGTCTTCTGGCTTAACTGTTTCGTTCCAGTTGTCCATCATGCATTCATCCATTTGCTCTACGCTGTCAAACGTTCTAGGCGGTTTGCCTGCATAGTCCTTGAATGTCAAGATTGCTGCGTGTCTAAAATGTGTGTCGCTTATAACCCAAGTATTTGCCATCTTGCCCTCCTATAGTTTGTTATAGCAAATAGTTTTAAGGCTGTCAACCTAAATTATAGTCACGAGCTAATTGTCTTACCCACATCTGATGTGCTTGATGCAAAGGATGTAAGCCTGGACCTAATGGATGACCTCCTTTTGCCCATTCATAAAATCCTTCTTGTGGAAACTTGTCTACGTAGTAAATTTTGTACTCATCAATTCTTTCTAGAATATTATCAGTATAAAAATCTCTTTCATAAGGGTCATTTGTATTTTTGTAATAAAAATGGTCTCCAAAACCAAAACATTGTATACTTTTAATATCGTGTAATTTCAAAAATAAATTAACATATTCAATTTGTGTTAAACTATCAAAAGTATAATTAATAGGATGATTTAGATGGCCATACATTGTATTACTCAAAGCAAATAAATTATTTTTTTCCAAAAATGTTTTTCTAGTATTGTTATTTGCAATAGCGCCAGTTGGTGATTTTTTTAAATTTGATTTTGTGTCAGTAGGAAGTAAAGTGATAAAATTATTTTCCAAACTGTTTTTATGTATATTTGGATTATATTCTTGTGTTACCCTAATATCTCTACGATACATACTAGTCCACATTATACATACAATTATGTTTTTTGCATTGTTAGTCTTTAACAAATCAGTTACATTTTTTACAACACGTCTTGCAATGCTATAATTACTACTTCCTGTTGTAGCTCTGCTCATAAACGTGTAATCTTGAAAAAAATTTTTGTGTAATATTGCACTCCAAACAGTGTCGCATTCTTCATACCCTGTATCAGGATTTATTCTCCAAGAGTTGTGTTCTGCTCCTGCCATTAAACTGCATCCATCACTATATAAAATTTTCATTTAAATTTCCTAAAGATTAACAGAGAATCATCATTGTTTGTATTTGTAAAAGCAGCCCATTTTACAATTTGCTTTTTGTATTTGGCCTTTAGATATGAATTCATACTTTTTACTTTTACTTCGGCAACATTTGGATCAACATCAAAATTAAATTTAAAATATAATTTATCGTTATCTAAAAGTATTTCCCCATCTATATTAAATCTATCAGGAATATAACTAAGTGTTTTTTCAATGTTTATACCTTTTGTACTTTTAGATTCACACACTCCGTTGTCATAACTCATAATTTTTACTTTTTGTAAATCAACACCTCTATCTTGACAACTAATCCTAAAATATTCCACTGATTTTAATGTAGGTAAAAACACACAATTAATATCATATTTTTGCACCACGTGAGAAATTTTATCAATTCCTAATTTCATATCATTGTATCCCAATGAAAAGTGTGCCTGAACAGGAGTGCATAAAGATGGAAAAAGAAATTTACACAATAAAGGCCTATTAGTGTAACGGGTATGTAAAACATTGCCATGAATATTCATTTTCTCAAAATTATTCGTTAATGGCTCGTCAAAAATTAAACTTGTGCCTTTTTGTTTGTATTCATAGTTTTTACTGAATTTTAAATCAGCCAAATCAAAATAGTTATAATTTTTAATTTGGTGAAATCCAAAAACATCTAGTTCACTATCTGCTAACGTGTGTATAATTAATTCTGGATCTTTATCCACTATGTTAAAGTCACATTCTATTGCGGCAAAACACACTGCAATAGTGTCTAGGCTGGTTTGATTAAAATGCAATTGTATATTTGCGTTAGGTTGTAATTTACAATACCCTAAGAAAATATTCTTCCAATGATCAATCCTGTTAAACAGGGTTTGTTTTTTTACGCCTGTTTCTTCCATAAATCCACTGCGGAAGTTAAATTCATTTGTTTTGTAAAGAAAGTCGTCTCTTATAATATTTCTATTCAACATAATTTAATTTCCTTAGATAACCTTCTAAACGATTTGCCCACGCTTGATGACCATCAGCTAAAAAATGCCAGCATTCCGTTTTTTCATAACCCCAGTGCATGAGATACTGTATCATCACAAAATCTAAATCAAAAGGTTCTATGTATTTGTCTAAATTGAGTTTATCTATAATTTTTTTGTTAATGTCTAATCTAGGCATTGGTTCACAAGTATTACTCATCAAATAAGGTATATTATAATTTTCAAAAGTGCATTGTAATGCATAAGCCCAAGTTGCCCACCTTAAAGATTCTAGTTCTAAGTCTATTAGGTAAGGTGTATAATCTAACATTTTGGATATTCTTTTATCAGCAAATAAATTTGGGTTTGTACCTACAGTGAATGGTACACTTTTTAAATCAATATAATCGCCAAGTGTTTTATGTGTGAAACTACTGTTTTCAGTATAACGAAATTCACAACGTAATCTACTAGTCCAATTTACCAAAAACAAATACTCGTTGTTTTTGTCATAATGATTAGTAATATATTCTATTGCACTACGTTGTATGTATTGGTTACTGCCTCCTGGTTTGCTTATGTTTACAAGTTGATATCCAAATTTATTTGCAAGCATTGCAGGAAAACCATTCCTAACATTATATTCACTACTGCCATTTATACCATCAATCATACTACCGTTTGTATGACTACAACCTAATGCAACTAATATTTTCATAGAACAGAACCTGCTGTAATTTTTTGTTCTAAAAACTCACTCCATCTTATATGAGCAGATTCATCTAAAGTAGAATACTTTTCTTTTTCTAAAAAGTATTTCATACTAGAATCTTTGTTCAAAGGATTGTGGTATTTTCTTGCATTTATTGCTTTTAACACACCTAGTGTTTTATCATTAAACAAAATACAATCTTGTGTATTATACATATAATATTTGATATTGGCTTTTTCTAAAACTTGTTGTACCAAAAATGCTTCTGTTGCCCAATGTTGAGACAACAATAAATCATTAAAAATTACATCATCAAAATTGTGTAAACTGTTAATACCATTATCATTGTATTCTCGTAATTCAGGACGATAGGTAAAAATTTTATCTTTCCACCAAACTTCTCTACGCTTAGTGTTTGTCCAACCTATAAGAAAAAAATTGTTGATATTATCTTCTAGTGAATATTCTATAACTTTTCGGAATATTTGATTATTACAAGTATCAATTTCTGCAACATCGCAAAAATTATAACCTAAACTTTCAGCGAGGTATTTTGGTGCAGCATCTCCTTTCACTAACTCGTCGCCAAAACTTATTAGATTCAAAAATAATCTCCTATCCAAGGTATATAATCGTGTATACTAATTTTTCTAAATTTATCGCTGGCATTTGTATTATCAATAAAAACTTGCCAGTCTCCTTCGTCAGGTTCTTGATTAAGAACATTTTTTAAATTAATAATGTTTTCAACTGCCCACTGTTCCCAATCTGGAAGTTCAGCTGCTTTAAATCTTGCATACTGTTCTTCCAACATGGTATTCATTAAATCTTTGCGCTCTTGTGGTAAGTTTCTTATATTTAAATATCGAGGTTGTTCTACTATATTAAAGTGAGGTAAGCAATTTTGATATCCAAAATTTCCCCACGCCCATGTATAATGCCATTCATCATACTGTTTCTTACACCAGTCTAGCAAGTTAGGCAAGTCGTGCATATTCAACAAGCTCAGTGTGACGTGTGTATGTACAAGAACACCTTTACGTGTAGCACTAAACTCTTTTAGTTTTTGTACATTACGTTCTACAATCTTCCACTTGCTAGGATGCCTTACATAGTATGCTAGGTCGCCTACAGCATCAATACTAAGGCTAAGTATTACACCACGGAACTTGTCCCAAATGTTTAGCAGTCTGTCTGGTATGGTTGTAGCATTTGTGTTGTAATGTAGCTCAATGTTTTTGCTCCAACCTTTGTCAATAATGTGTTCAAGCCAAGCATAGTGTTCTTCAACAACTAACGGTTCACCTCCAATAAAGTTTATCACACGTACATTGGGCAACACATCATCATAGAAGCCTTCTGCAAATGCACGTACAAACCAAGGATTTTCACTGCTTAGTTTTGCAATATGATATGCAGTTTTATCCCAATCAGTGTGCGGAACTGTTGGTCCTTCTTCAATCCATCTATGACTTGCCCAAGGATTGCAACTACGACATTTTAAATTACACACATTACCTAAACTAATATCCAAGTATGTAATTGCTTCTGGATTAATGCTACCATCTTCATTTAAATTTTTTAATGTTTCGTCAATATGATCTTCGTATATTTCATTCCACGTTTGTCTAAAACTACGTATTCCTTGCTCTTCAAGTCCGAAACAACCTTTACATCCATCAGGCACATCGTCACTCATAAGCTGTTTACGTACTTTCATTATTTCAGGATCGTTTATAAAATCAAACAAATTTTCTGCATTTTTATTCCCGTGATGTTTCCATTCGAAAATATTGTTTATTTGCACACCAGGCATATAAGTATTGGTATTCATTCTACTAAAGCAACAAGGTCTTGTTCTACCATGACCGTGTGTGCTAAATCCTTGATTTGCAAGATAACAATAATTTTTTGGTAATTTATCTAATTTTTTCTGCATACTCTGGCCTTGCTTTACTAATGTTAAAATCTGCTGCACAGTGACAATGTGACTTTGGACACCAAACACCGTCACTCATTGTTGTATTAAACTCGCCTTGTACAATATTGCCTACAATAGGACCTACACCACAACTTGCTTGCTGTATGCGTCCGTTAGGGTGTATATGCAAACTTTCGTGTATATTGCACAGCCAACCTTGGAAGAAGTTTTTGCCTTCTGTAATAATACTATTGGTGTTAATAGGTTCAATAGTATCATCTTCAAACCAAGTTTTTGCCCACGCATAACTTGGGTCCTTTTGCACAGGAATAGATTGCTGCTGCACAGTGCTGTTGGTTTTAAAGAAGTCCATTTGCCATTGTTCATTATAATGATACGGATCTGTGCTAGGACGTAATTCGTCATATACAGGTGCATATTCTATCATATAGTTGTCACATTCTTCTCTAATTCTATCTCCAAAATCAATACATTGTTGGAAATAATCGTGATGCATCATTATACGTGAACACAAATAGTTTTTCTTATCTTGCAAAAATTTATACACTTCTATGTATTTGTCATCTTTACTCCATTCTGCATGATAGCTTGCAACAATATCCTCAAACAAATGATGATTTTCTTTCCACCAACTCAACGGTTTACTAAAATTAGTATTAATACCCACACAACTTCCTGGCCATTTTGCGTGTTCTCTAAACTTCTCTACAACAGGAATTAATGCTTTCCAAAAGGTCGGTTCGCCTCCACTAAGATATAATTTAAAATATTCATATCCTTTATCTTTATAATGCAACATAATTTTTTCTAGTGTATCTACTATCAAAGGAATATCATGATCGTTTCGGTTTCTGCCTGCCCAATTCCATTCACTACAATATGTGCAACGGAAGTTGCACCAATCGTTGACTTGCCAAACTATACTTACCCATTTATCTTTTGCTGGGATAATTGCTTTTATGTCTTGCATACGTCTTCCAATATGTAATTAAGTGTAGGAAATATATCTGCAAAATTGTATCTTCTATACTTGTCGTTGATTGCAATAAATTGTTTCATACGTGTAATGTTTTCTGCAGAATATTTATTAGTATTCTGTGTGTAGTTAATGATTCTTTGAACAGCGTCTGCGTGTAATTTTGTTTCTAGTGTAAACAACTTGCCTATTACTTTGTGTTGTATTTCTCTTGGCCATACGCAACTGTGCAGTTGATCAGGGTGTTCGAGAAAAATAGGCACAAAGTCTACACGTCTAGTTTGACGTTTTTCAAGCCAACGAATTAATCTGTCTACATCAAACACATTCCACGCTTGATAGACAAAGTAAATTTTTAGTTGTACTTTTTCAGGCAACCGCATTGCTTTATCAAAGTTTTCTTCTACTTTGTTCCAATCTGTAGGATAACGTATATACATATTATGATCACCGTATCCATCAATGCTCATCTGCACTTCGCTTGAATCAAAGAAGTCTAGTTTATCATAGAATCCTTCTGGCCATGTTGTCATATTAGTAGTCCAAGCTACATGACATTTAGTATTACCTACTTCAACAAGTTTATCTAATACATATTGATTTGCTTGTATTAGTGTAGGCTCACCACCTGTCATATACAAACGTTCTAATGTTGGTGCCACTGTATCTACAAAGTCACGGAACTCTTGTGTTTCATACCATTGCCAATCGTGTGCTTCTACACTACGTATTTCGTGTTGCCATTGATCATTCAACCAGTCTGGCACAGTTTCATTTGCTAGTATTTTCTTACGTTCTTTGTATATGTTGTCGCTGCTTACACTCCAACAACTGTTACACTTTAAGTTGCAGTGATTTCCGAGACGTAATTCCAGGTGAGTAGGATTGCTATGCAGTAATGGTTGTTTATAGTTTTTATTAGCCCATTGCCTACTACTTTCAAGACCTTTTTCTTCGTGCTCGTAGCAGCGACTACATTCTTTAACAGGCTTGCCTGCTAACATATTGGCACGAACATTTAACATATATTCACCGTTCCAAATATTTTCCCACTTGTCTTTACCAAGTATAGCATCGTGTCCGTCTGCTTGTATGTAATCTTCACTGTAAACATGGCAGCACAACTTACATCTGCCGTCTGTATTTGTATGCACATTTATAAATGGGTATATACAAAAGGTATTACTCATACTGTCCACTTGCCTTTGCCTTTCCAATCATACTCGAAACTAAAATCTAAATTTCTAGTAACTAAAAAATCTTTTTCGTGTTGTGTGAATGTATCAACATCATAAGCATTGTAAGGATCTCTTTTTGCTTTATCAGTACCTTTCCACGCTAACTTACGTGCTCTAATAACACTGTTGCTGTTATCTCTTGTGAAATCCATAATACTCCATACTGGGCTCCAAGGGTCTGGACTCATTTTCATAGCACCGTTTTCTATCCAGTATTTGTCATTCCAATCTGTGTATTCGTCTTGTTCATAGTTCCACCAAAAGTCAGCAGTCCAATTTCCATCATCGTCTATTTCAAAATCGTATTCTGCATTCAGTGGAGCAGCATTACGCTCACCCCATTCTTCGTATTCCCATTCTTTTTTGAATTTAAGATTGAGTTTATATCCACCACGTGTTCTCCATACAACACGTAAGAACGGCCATATTTCGTTTACAAGACTATCTGCAAAATTACTAATGCCCGGTTTAATAATCTCATAATCAAAGTCGTCATAATCATAACGTGCTTCTAGTTCTTTGTCAGGATCATTGAACTCAATATCATAATGAAACTTTGCTAAATTATGTCTAGTAGGTTTGCTACAAATTTTTTCAGTGTTTAAGAAATCTGTAAAAATACTAAAACATTTCATTCTTATAAGTTTGTGGACAATGCTAAGTTTATGATCTTTTGTAATCCAATGGTCATAATAGTAAAAAGGAGACAAATTAAATTTGTCGAAGTTTTGTCCTACAATAGTATCAACACCAACACTGAATCCTGTGCCTTGACTTATAGCAATTAATCCTTGATCTTTAATACGATATAAAAATGTAAGAGTATCTTCTAATTCTTTTGGCCCTTCATTAGGAAAGCCTACAATCCAATTGGTCATTGCATCGATGCCCACTGCATAACCATCACTAAAGTTGGCTTCCATTTCTTCAACAGTAACTTTCTTGTCCATTAAGTCTAGCACAACTTGACTACCTGACTCGATACCATAATTAAGAACTTCACAGCCACCTGCTTTTAAATCTTTGTAATAATCCAAGTCCATACGTCCATCACAACGACAATAACCTGTCCAATGTATATCTAGTCCTTTTTCTGCGACACCATTTACAAATGCACGTAACTCATTAAGATTACCATTAACTAAACTATCAATAAACCAGTAAACATTGGTTCCGTGTTCATAATACATATGTTCTATTTCTTGTACAGTGCTAAGTGCATTACGCTGTCTATATTTCCAAAAGTGTGTTTCTTCACAAAACGTACATTTAGCAATACAACCACGTGATATTTCACACAAGGCACCGTTAGGAAATAGATAGTTACTAAAATCAAAATCGCTATAATCTGGCAAAGGCAACGTGCTGAGATTATATCTTTGATTTTCAGGTTGTCTAATAATTTTACTTTTTTCTTCTTCTGTGTAATCTATACCTTTTTTATTTTCTATACTTGCTAACGCTACTAGTAATGGTTGTTCGCCTTCACCATTAACAACGTAATCAAAAAGATTATCTCCTTTGTAATAACTGCTGTGTGTGCTAGGACCACCTACCATTGTTACTACATTTGGTAAACGCTTTTTTATCTCCATTGCCATATATTTTGTTGGTGCTGTGTTACAGTAATATAAAGTAAATCCTACAACATCTGGCTTGAAGTCTACTATTTGTTGAATTTTTTCTTGTAATAAAGGTTCTAGATGCGGATGAATATCATCGTAATAATGTTCTTCTAACCAATGCCAATCACGTAGAGGATCCCACGGATTAAAATTAATAGGCCATTTTTCTTCATGATATATTCTGTACGATTCAACATTGATATCAAAACTTTTGACTGCATAACCTGCACGTTTAGCTGCACTAGCTAATTTAGCTGTATTATAAGGAGGAAAGCTAGGATCCCATTCAGGCAATAGACAAAGACAAAGTCTAGTTTTCCTGTTGACTTTGTATTCTATTTCTAAATTATCTAATCCTTTTTGTACAGGTTTGCTGTATTTTGCAATTGCTGCAAGAGTGGCTACGTGTTTATCTTCAGCTAAAGTTCCTGTAGGTCTTTCAGGAATTTTCCTGTTTTTATCTTTTTGGTCAAAAAATCCCATTACATTATTCCTTGTAATTCTGGGAATATTTCATACACATTTTCGTTACGCATACCATCCATTTTGTTTGTTTTCCAGTACCACATTTTTAATTCAGATGTTCTATCTTGTTCCATAAATTGCAAAATGTTTTTGTAGTCCTGTATCACACTATCTATATTTTTTAATTTTTCGTTTTTATTATTATCAAACTGTTTCAAATAGTTAATATGTTCTTCATATCTTTTATGCACTTGTTCTTTTATCCAAGGAGGTAATATGCTTAAACGCATATAAGTTGGATCCAATAGTATGTTAATTCTAATATTAGCAGGTTCTAATAATCCTTCTTCAATCCATTCTTTGTGGAAATCGCAAATGTTTAGCACATTGTAAACACTTACAGTAGGAGTTAATTCAAAGTAAACGTGCGGACATTGCTCAATCATATCACGTCTATTTTGCACAACCTGTGTCCAATCCATATTTTTACGCAGATATTCTCCTCGCTTATGATTTGCATCTAAACTTGCTGCTACTCTTACATTATCAAACGCATTCCAATACTCAAATGCTGTTTTACGCTTGTAACGCATTTGTGTAAAGTTTGTGGTGTAGTCCATTGCTACATTACGTTTGCCCATTTCAATCCATTTGTCAAGTATACGGTAATGTTCATCTGTGATAAGTGGTTCGCCGCCAGCCCAATACACACGTTCAACGCTGCCTAACAATGGTTCAAGTTCGTCCATAAAGTTTAACATATCATCACGTACTTTGAGTATCTTATTGTGTCCAGGATCTCCGTATGCTGCTTTGTGATCTTCAAACCAACTACTGCTGAACTGGGGTCCACAACTGCGACACTTTAGATTGCACAAGTTGCTAAAACGTATGTCTAGGTAAGCCATATTAACATCACCAGCACTGCCGTCATCGCTTGTAGCATCAACTTTGTCCCAATGGTTTTTGCCAAAATTGTTTATGCTACCTTGACGTAGTGTGCCCATTCCGTTTTCTTCTAGTTCGTAACAACGTCTACATTCTTTACTTGGTTTATCTTGCAACATATTCATTCGCAGTTCACGTATTTCAGGACCGTTCCAAATATCCTGTAAACTTTGTGTTTGTGTATCTCCCACAGGGTGAGCAGGATCGCTCATACAACAAGGATATGTAGTGCCAGCTGGCCACATATGTAAATGTATCCAAGGCATCATACAAAAATGTTTACTGTTTTTTAATTTATCAGACATACAAATCCTTTAGTTCTGGGAATACACGTAAAAAGTTTTCTCCACGCTTCAAATCTAACTTTTGCATTTCTTCTCTAAACTTTGGAATAAAATGACTGTCATCTTTACTATACATAAAATTTATAATATTGTCTATACCATCTTGCAAAAATTGTTTACGAGTAGGATAAATTATTTTTTGTTCATATAAAGATTCTACATCTTGTTTAAACAATTCTAAACTTTGCTTTGCTTTGTCTTTAATATGTTCTGGTAATATTGTTATACTCAACCATTCTGGCCCAACCAATATATTACTGAAGTTAATATCATAATCTGTAGGAATTTTGTGTTCATACAAAAACTTTACAATATCAGCCAAATCTAAAATATTAAGGACACTAATAGTAGGATTAGGTTGTATAATTACGCCTTTATCATAACTGTGATCAAAATTATCACGTATATAACAAAGATTGTTAAACACAGTTTCCCATGATTGTCCATTACGTGTGTATTCTGCTTTTGCACCCATTTGATCTAAACTAACACAATAAAAGATTTTATCAAAGTGTTTCCAGTAATCAGTAATATGTTTTCCTTTAAGGCTTAGGCGTGTTGCGTTGCTGTTGTATGTCAGTCTCGGTTTGAGTCCACGCTCTATGAGCATATCTAGCAATCTATAATGCTGTGGCATAAACAAACTTTCGCCGCCTGTAAAATATACTTCTTCTATTGTAGGCAGTATTTCTTCTATTTCTTCCCACATCTCAGGATGGTTGATTTCTACTATTTCAGGTTTACCAACAATATCTTCAGCCCACTTGCTGCTGAAGTGCGGTCCACAACTACGACACTTCATATTACAAAGGTTACTAAAACGTACATCAAAATATGCCAAGTTCATTTGTTCTACGCTACCGTCATCACTGGTGGTTTGTACCAAATCATAATGATGATTGTATTCTGTGTTAAATTTGTGTCTATAACTTATAACACCTTGTTCTTCATATTTGATACACTTTTCACATCCTTGACTACTTACGTTGTTTAACATTCGTAGCCTAAGCTCACGCATTTTTTCACTGTTCCATACTCCTTTGAAACCAGCTTCATTGATATTACCAACTGGCATATCCCAATGATAAATGCAGCAAGGATATGCATCTCCGTTTTGCCATACGCTCATATGTGTCCACGGAGCCATACAAAAATGTTTTTTAAATTCTGTCAATTTACTAACTCTACTATACTGTCTACAATAGTATTCCAACTTATCTTACGAGATAAGAACAGTTTTTGGTTATGTATTAATTTATCAAAATATTCATTTTTGATTTTTGTTTTTAATAAGTCAATACGTGTGTTTTTTATATTGTGCCAAAGTTTCATTGCTTGTGTATAATCGCTGACTACACTAACTCCAAATAATTCTTCAAATGTTTCGTATCCTCTTGCTCTTAACAAACTATGTTGTTCAGGGTTGCCTACAATAAAAAACGGATGAAGATTCATTATTGCTTTATATGTCTTTTCTGTAATAAAGTTTTTATGACTATCACTTTCTGTAATCACACTTAATATACTGTCATTGTAATAAGATTTTATACTATTTCCATAATTAATTACTTCTACCTTGTTTAAAACATCCAATTTTCTATTGTACATTTCACGTACAAGGGCCATTTTAAAATCACTGTGTAACTCTTCAGGAATACGTTTTAATGTATGATGTGACTTTGCACAAGCATCGTGTTCCGTGCTGTCAACTTCGGGTAGGTTATAACTTACATATCCTTCATTGATAATATTACTTCTAAGTATACTATACATAAGCCATATTCTATGTGGTTTAATATTGCGGTTTAAACACAGAAATTTCTTAGATGCTTTATCAACATCAAATTCATCTGGATGAGTCAAAGATACATGAGGAAGTGTTTTGTGTTGATGCCTACTTAAACTTTCCCAAAAATTAATGCTGATATATTTTATTCCTTCTAAAGTTTTATTATGTGCTTCTAAATCACAACATAGAACTATAACTTTGTCTATAGGTATTTTGTGCTTGTCAATTTCTCTACGCAATTCTTTTGGTTTAATAATACATTCAGTGACACTCACTAAACAATAAAATACATTTGGATCATTTCTTAACAATTTTAAAGTTTTTTTAGATGGTTGTAGGGTGACCCATTCCGGCATATGTACGATGTTTAAAATAAACTTTTTTGTATCTTTATCTAAAAAATTCAAATGATTTATATGGTAGAAATTACTATAGGTAAAATCATCATAGTGTCCAAACATATAATCAAAGGGCCTGTGATTTTTATCACCAGGTAAATCAAAAGTCAAACCACTGTAAGGAGTTTGTAGAATATTATCTACAAGGAAATAGCAATTGCTCATACTTTATTATACGTTATTTTTTAGATTTTGCAAGAAGTTTTTCTCTATGTGGTTCCAAGTATTTTGCAACCATATCAAAGAATGTGATGTTTTCGCCTGGTACATCTATTACAGTGTCAGCTGGTACACCTGCTGCATCTTCAAACTCTTCTGGACTGTTATCTAATACTGCTTTGCGCAATGCTGTTGCACTGCTCAATCTCGGTGTAGGTTTTGTTTCTATGTTTTTAAATGCATAAGTTCCGTGTGGGCCTTCTTTGCCATTATACTGTTGGATTGTTTTTGGTACCCATGCTTCGTCTGTGAATAACACAAGTGTGGCATCAGGGTGTTTTGCATATAGTTCACTTGCTAGTGTTAACCAACTTTGACTGAATACAATATGGTCTTTGACTTCAGGCATTATTGTTTCCATTGCAAGAACTTTGACTTGTGCAGGTAATGGATCCTTAGGACCTACTGTGCTTTCATTTGTGCCTACATACCAATGTGTTTCTTTTGCAGCCATTTCCCATGCTGCTTTGTGTCCTTTGTGTGGAGGATTAAATCTACCAAATATTAGTCCTACTGTTTCGCCCGGTGCTTCAAATAGTTCTCTTAGTCTCATGAGGGTGTCCACCTTTTTCTTGGAACAAGTTTTACGTTTCCAAACTGTTTTGTAGATGTATCTGCATAACGTACTCGACCTTCACCATTTGTGTCCCAAATGTCTCCTTGTTCGCCTTCTAGTTGATCAATAACTTCATCCTTCATACGTTGAATCATTTTTACAAGTTCAAATATAGCACCTGTCGCGCCTTTGAATTTTGTATTTAAATCAGCAATTTTGGCTTGTTTAGGTTTGCTTACTTTGCTACGCTCTAACCATTGAAAGAAATCTTGATCGCTTAAATTATCTAGTCTTTTTGCTTTTGCTGTTTGATTTACATATGTATATATGATATTTTTTAAATCTGAAAGTCCAGGCACTCCTGCTAAGAAACCGTCGATTTGATCTTTGTGTTTTTGCACAAAGCCTTCAACTGTTTCAATAGCGCCTAAATTTACTTGTATTTTTTGCTTATTATAAACAGGTCCTAAAACTATAAGATTATGGTTATTGTTAAACACACTAAAATCTTGCATAGGTTGTTGTGAGCTGTCTGGCATACCAAAGTCAGGAAAATATGCGTGACCTACTACCATAATGTTGGCTTTGCGAATTTGTCGGCCAAGATCACTTTCTGCTCTTACGTGATAACAAGTTTTAGATTTTGGATTTGGACAGAATGTATAAACACCGTTTTCTTGTTTAGGTGGATCTAAAAACAAGCCATCTGCATACACAAAGCCAACAAAGTCTTTTGGTGTTGCACGATCAAAATCTTCGTATAAACTGGCAAATTTATTGCCAAACTCTTTACGTGCTTCTACTTCTTCTGGTGTTTTAGGATTGCCTGATTTGTTTATGATAAAATCTGCAACTTCTTCTGGACTAGTAGCAGCAACACCTTTGGCCCAGGCATTGTGTCCTGCAAGTACAAGTGGTCCACCTTTTTCTGCACGACCCCAATAAATTTGTGGATTTCCGTCCCATTTCATACGTATGCTTTGCGCACCACTTTCTTGTGCCATATCTTCTAAATGTTCTAGTGCTTCTAGTGTGCCTGCACTGCCGTAGAAAAACACCAAGTCTTCTAGGTGATTAAATGCCCTACCTAATTGTTTTGCTTCAATCAGTTCTTGGTATCTCATCTGCTGTCAGCCAATCTATTGATAAGTTCTACGATTCTATTGTGATTTTTATCTGCTAGAGTAATAACACTTTCTGGTAGTTGCTTACCATCTTTGGCAAACTCATCTGCTGCTTTTGCTGTAAGCGTATCAAAATCTGGATCACCTCTAAGTGCTGTAATAATAGTTTCTACTGTATGAGTGTCCGACTCTTTAGCATTATTTCCTAACAATAACTGTGCTATTTCATTCCAGTCATCAGAAACAAATTCATTTGTTTCAGGATTTTGTAATCCAAACTTAGGACTAAATTTATATCCTCGTGCTCTAGCAATACTTGAAAGTAAGATAGCTCTATCTTTACCACTAAATGCTGCTGTACCTCCACGCTTTGCACCACGTTGAAAATCTGGATTGGTTGTGAACATAAAGTCTGTTTGCACATACCCAACACCGCTTTGTATAGGAGTACGAAAATGTACTTGGTCACCTGCGTTATGAATCCAGCCAGCTGTAAATTTACGTCCTTGATTCATTATTTGATCTTCAGGTACACCATTACTTTTAAGCCATGCCGAAAGTTTAGCAATTAAATCTTCTTTGCTAACTTTATTTGCATCTGTGTTTAGATCTAAGTCTCCGGAACTGTTCTTTTCAAAAGACCCATCCGGATGATTTTTCTTACCAGTAGTTCCTAGCCAGTCTTCTTCGTCAAATGTTAAACCTGTGATTTTTTCTATGAACTGAATAGTTGGATGTACATCAGCAGTAGCAATACGCTGTGTAAGTGGTCCTTCATCTGTCTTAAAAACGTTTCCGCCCATGCTAACTCCTTGATATAGTATTTATTATCTTTTGCTTAACTATATCAAAACCCTCATCTTTGACACTTAACTTAAACAGTATACGGTCTTTTGGCGATTTGTCAACCGAATGTGTGCGGGTTGTGTTTAATAATGCTGTTTTATAGTAGTATTCGTTGTCACCAAAACGCACCGGAGCAGCACCATCACTGAGTAAAAAGTTAATACTGCACGTTGTATCTTGATCCGTGTGGGGAAACAATATTGTGTTTGCTTGTAGCACATAAAACTTTGGTATAGCATCAATGTCAAAGTGTTTGCACATTGCATCTGCATATTCTAGTTCTATGTCTTTGAGTATGCGCCAGTTGTTCATTACAAACCTACCGAAACGCCGATCGCTGTAGGGCTGGGTATTATCTTGATTTTGATTCCAAAAATCAAGCAGTGTGCTTTTATCAAAATCAAAATCGAAGACTAATATATCTTCGTTATTGATCATCTCGTTTTGCGTTTCCTTTTGATCCACAATGCGGACAGTGGAATGTGTATCTTTCTATTTGCATTTTTTCCATTGTTGCATAGGTGAACCAGTTTTTGCATTTAGTGCAGGTAAGATGCCATATCACTTCTTTTGTTGCTTTAAACACTTTTTACCCTTCGAAAAAAACCTTCCGGCGATTGTATCGCAGCAATAAGTTCTTCCCACATTCCAGGATTCATTTCTAAAACAAACTCTACATCAAGTTCTTCGTCATCTTGTGTGATGTACACGATGTCATCATAAGCACGAACTTTGACGTCACCGTGTACACCTGTATCATCCATTACAGTAATGCATATTTCGTCGTGATCAAACTCTACTGTGTACATAAAGATATTTAGTTGCTGCTTTTACTCACAGAACTCAATACGATCAATAACACACTGCTCACGATAAGACCTGGCACAATAGGTTCTACAAAGTTGTAAACGCCCAAGTCATATGTAATGCCTGTGAACAGTTTTGACTCTTTGAAGTGTACGAACAAGATCCACGCAATACTTGTACTAGCACCACCTAAGAAACTGATCAGCGCATTTGTACCGTTTGTTGCACCACGTGCCATAGCGATAACGTTGGGCAGCATAGCAGCACCAATAACACCAAAATACAATGCTGTGGCTCTTGCAATAATAGCAGCCTGTCCGTTGAACGCCACTGTCATATACAATGCTAGTATGATAACCAAAATCATTGAACCATATGCAACTGTGAGTTTAGGTTGCTCTGTGCTGATAATATCATTGCTGATAGTTGTGCTTAACAAGTGCATCAAACTGTTCAGTGTTGTAAATGCTGCTGCAAGTACAGTTAGAAACAATGCACTAGACACCCAAGCAGGAAAGCCTGTTTTGATCCAGTATGGCACAATGTTTGCTGTACCGCCTGCTGCTTGCATCACTGTTACACCTTCTGTAGCAAATGTATAACTGTTTGCTGTAATAGCTGCTAACATAAACGAAATGATTGCCAGTGCCGGAATAACAATACCCCAACGTGCAATACTAGGAAAACTCTCTGCATCTTTGGCTAACATCCAACGTGTTTGTAGTTGTGGCAATGCAATAAGTCCTACTGGAATAGTGAATACCAACAGTGTGACGATCATCAACCAACCTCTGCTCCAAAACTCAGGCCACGAATCAAATCCAGTGAAGCCCAGTTTGTACAAGCCATCGTCTGCAGGAACTGCTGTCCAAGCACCTACAAGGTTGTTCCAAAAGTCTGGCGTTTGCATATGCGAAAAGAATGTAATCCCAAGCACAATAAGAGAACCTGCTACAACAACAAGTCCTTGCACCATATCATTTTTAATAACACTGTTGATACCGCCATATGCGATCGTAGCAAACACAAGCACACTGAATCCTACAACTGCTAGTGTGAAGTCAATGCCTGTGAATGTTGTAATAAACTTGCCTACGCCAATCAATACTGCTACACAATAAAATGGAATAAGCCCTACTGTGATTAGGGCGAGCAGTTTTGATAGTGCTGGTGAGTTGTAGTATTTGCCAATCAACTCAATATAGGTTTTAGCACCAATGCGTTGATTTGCTTGCCATACTTTAGGACCTACATACACAGTGGCAAAATAGATTAGCCCTACAAATGGTATTACCATTGTGAGAGGTACTGAGAATCCAATCCAGCCCGCGAGGCCGCCGAAGCCTATAATAGCACTTGTAGAGATAAGTGTTGCACCATAGGAAAGTCCTAGGTTTAGGTTGCTGTCTGAAGTTGTCATAAAGTAGTCATCACCTTTTGACCTGTAGGCAACATAACCTACAACTGCTACAAACAACAGCATTAAAATAATATTCATAAAATTTCTCCTTAAAAATATTTGGCATAGGTGCAAGGAATCGAACCCTGTCTTTCGGATTTGGAATCCGACGTGCAACCATTAACACTTCACCCATACATGGTGCCTCCATCCAGACTCGAACTGGAACGACCTAAGGTCGAGAGATTTTAAGTCTCTTGTGTCTACCTATTCCACCATGGAGGCGGTGGCGGAGCGTGAGGGATTCGAACCCTCGAGACGCTTTCACGTCTGCACCCTTAGCAGGGGTGTGGTTTCGACCGCTCACCCAACGCTCCTTATTTTTTATTATACTATTCTAGTTATCAGAAGTCAACAATAAACTGCGTGTTTTTTGTAAATAATGTTATGATATGGACAGAATGGGATCCGCTCAAAGAAATCATTGTTGGGCGTGTGTATGATCCAAACGATATAGCACACATTGAAGACGTGGAGTTCCGCAATGGCTTGCAAAGAATCTTTGAAGAGTCAGAAGAAGATTTCTTTGATCTAGCAGAACTATTTGAGAGCTATGGTGTTGTAGTACACAGGCCCAAGTGTGAATACAGAGGCGACTTTCGTTATCCTGCTGTGTGTCCACGTGATATGCATCTTGTGTATGGTGATCAAATCATAGGAACTATTGGTGGCGATCCAAACAGATTTTATGAACGTCAGCATTATAACGATATTATTTTTTCACTAGATAGAAAGTATGACGGAATGCCTACACCCACACTAGGAGGCTTCTATCAACCATATCGTGCTATGGAAGGCACACCATTGTATCACGCTGCTAACATACTCAAGTGCGGTGATACGCTGCTGTATACGGAACCATACAACGACAGCACGTATCCAATGACCAGACAGTTTGGTAGAGGCACATACACAGGTTTAGAATGGATACAGGAACGAGTTGATGCAAAATGGATTGGTTTGCACGAAAGCGGACACGCAGATGGTAAGATAGCGTTGATCAAGCCAGGACTGCTTATGTGTTGGTTGCCCGAAATGATACCAGATGAACTAAAGTCGTGGGACTATATACAAGTACCAAAGCAACCTGTGCCAGAACAGTTTTGGCAAAGCAAAATGCAACCATTACGTGCCAAAAATGTAGCAACCTGGTTAGACAGTTGGATAGGACACGTAGACGAAACCATATTTGATGTTAATGTTGTAAGTGTATCGCCTGAACTAGTAATCACAAACGGCTATGACAAAGACATTGCTGCACAACTAAAACGCTATGGTGTAGAAATGGTGCCATTTAACTTTAGACACAAGTTTTTTTGGGACGGAGGACTGCACTGTGTTACGTTGGATTTAACAAGAGAAGGGACTTGCGAAAGTTATGTATAATGTTGTATTAAAAACACCTGAAGTATTAGTAGTAGATGATTTTTTATCGAAAGTGTATTGGGATAGATTGTACAACCAAGTGCAGTTGGATGAATGGACACAAAGCCAAACAGACGACAAGTATTGGCACATCACCGATGGACCTAACTATAAAGCCAGCAAACGTTTTCTAAAAGATACACCATTTAACGACAACTATGACATATGGGCTGAGTGCATAAAAGCATTTGCAGATTACTGTGAAGAAGCACAAGACTTTGTTAAAGGATACACAGACATTGCAATGCGCTGCCATGGATATCCTGTGGGCAGCAAAAATCCTTGGCACATGGACATGGGTTTTGTTACATATTCATATTATTTGCACAGGCATTGGCAAATCAATTGGGACAGCACATTACTAGTTTTGCCAAAAGGTTCAGTAGAATATAGACAAATGCTGCTTAAACTAGAAGGCACAAAACAACAGGATACATACGCTGGCACTGGTGCATTGGAAATGTTTGAACAAGCAGAAAAAACCAAAAACTTGATGGACTACGGTATGGGTACATTCATATCTCCAAAGCCAAATAGATTGGTGCTTATCAACAAAAATGTTGTACACGGTATAACTAGGGTAGACAAGGATGCAGGAGAAAACGTGAGACTTACGCTCACAGGCTTTTTTAACTTTTTTGACAAGCAGGTAGTAGATGTTTAGTAGTAAAGCTCTGCAGATGAATGATGCAGACGTAAAAGAATTTATAGAAAAATTTGAGTGGAATAGTAACAGTGTTCATAATCCAATTAACTTTGTAAAAAAACATAGGAAATGGTTAAAAAATAATACATTTTATTTAAAAGGATTAGACAAATTTGAACATGGATATGTAACAGCAGGTTGCACTGAAGCGTTCCATGAAGTATACAAAGAACATTGTTATGTACTCAACAATGAATACACCTATCATAGAGACAGCGGTATGGCTGCTGTTTGTGATATTGACAGTATACCTCCATTAAGCCGTTTGATAATAAGTTTTCCTTTTGCTGATACAGGCGAAGTACATAGGCATTGGGATCATATACTTGATGTATGTGAACGCAAAATGATAAGGATTTTTGTTGACGCTTGTTTGTCTGGTGTAAGTTTGGGTAATTTAGATTTAACTCATCAACGTATTACTCATGTTGCTTTTAGTTTTAGCAAGGCATTTGGCACAGGATTTCAACGCACAGGTGTGGTCTATACCAACATGGAAAAAACACCAGCAAGTGTTAGAAATGCACATTTGTATTTGAACCATATGAACATTGATTTACATATGAATCTAATGCAACATTTTACTAGTGATTATATATTCAAAAAATATAGAATGAAGCAAATAGACATATGTAAAAAACACAGCCTAATACAATCAGACTGTGTTTTATTTGGTTTAGAAGATTTTAAAAGAAAGTGTATTACTCGGGCATTGGAAGTTTAATCACGTTATCTTCTACTTCAACTTTTTCATCGCTTACAACAGAAAATTTTACACCGCCATCTAAATCAGTAGCTTCTTCCACATCATCATAGAGTGCTTTTTCAATGCGTGTTACTCTGTCAAGAACTTCATAAAGAAGCTGAGTAATTTCATAAAGTGAATTATTAGACATTACTTGGCTCTCAAACGCACTTCAACTGGAATACGTTGTCCTAGTTGATAGTTGTTGTATGTGTATGCTGATCCATACACTCCATTCCATTCAAAGGTAATATGATAATCTTTGATTGTGCTAATTTGCTGCCGTGTTATTACTTCAGAACACTGTCTTTGGATTTCGTATCCAATAATAACTTTTTTGTTGTTTTGGCCTTTATCTGCTGCGATAACACCACCAATAACAGCACCAGCTGCTGCACCTTTGTCATTGCCGCTAACACCTTTACCAAGCAAACCGCCTATGATCATACCAGTGAGCACATCGCCTCCTGATGCACCATTGCCTTGTTGTGTTCCGTAAATAGGAACTTCTACATCTTGACATTGTGTTGTTGGAACGTTTTGATAACCTGTTGTGTAACGTGGTTCAATTTTAGTAATTCTTGCATATTCAGTAGCAAATGCACTGGTTGCAGTTGCAAAAAGAACAGCAGTTGTAATCAATAGTTTTTTCATAATAGCCTCTCCGTGTGTGCCTATATTTATACTATAAAGTCTAAATATCTTTTGTCAACCTCTTTATTATAAAAACCAGATATTTGTAGTGTGTATTTGTTGTTCATACCTGCATTGGCACTAAGGTGTAGTGGACCACTATCCCAAATAAAACCTTGTCCTGCTTCCCAATGGGTATGACTTGCCCAGCCACCTTGCAATTGATATTGCAACATATGTCCAACTTTCCAATCTTCTAAGAAAATATTTGCACGTATTTTTTGTCTCTTGTCATCTGGAAAACGTTGCTTTATTTGATAGAATGTATCTCTATGTATTGGAATAACGTGGCCCGGAGGTTGTAGAATACTGCTAATTGTAACTACTTCCATACTCAATTGTTTGCCTATTGATTTAAAATCAACTTGTGTATCATCCCACCACAATTGGCGTATCATTGTGTTTCCAATATCATAGCTATCAGGAAAGCCGCCATAACTTTCGTGTATGTCTTGCAGTTCGTTTACTTGATGTGTAATACAACTACCGCTATGAACTTGATAGTCTGCTTTTAGAAAAATATCAAAATCAAGATTGAGCTTTACAGGATAAATCAATAGTTTGCTGTGTCCTCTGTTCCGTTGCCATAGTACTTATCAACTTCAACCTTTTTTACTCTATCATAGCGGAAACTACGCCAAGCACTAGGTTCAATATCAATTGCCCATACAACCAACGTTTTATCTTCTAAGTTGCGTATTTTAGTTTGGCTAAGTTTATCATCACGTTGTGCTGGTGGCAGCATACTTGGAATAAGTGTGCATTTCATTTTACGATCATCACCACTGAGCTTTTGGAATGTAACGTCCACAATCTCTTTACCCAACATTTCTACTAGTTCTGGTTTGGTAGGAATGCCTTTGAGTGCTGCTACTGTATCAGCGACTTTCGATGACTCTGTCTGCGAGTCCATTGTCAACTGCCTCCTGTGCTGATAAGAATGTGTCAAACTTCATTGTCTCAAACAGTTCTTCATAGGTTTTACCTGCTGTGTTGTGTTTTACATACAGTTCTGTAAGACGTTG